CTTATCTGATCCAGAATTATTTAATATCAAAATAGATGCTTTTGATTTTAAGGTTTATGAATACTATTGCCGGAACTATGATTTAAAACGCCTCAGAGCCTTCGTAAGGATGGTTGACGCAGCAGATCGACTCGGAGTGAAGCTGGATCATATAAAGGAAAGCCTGGACCGTTTAAGCAGAATTAATATAGATTTCAAACCGCTCATCACACACAACAACTTCACTTATTTTGAAATGCCTCGTTATAAACATTTCCTGGAGAGTATCCAGTTTCGAAAGAATTATAGCTACAGAGGTTGGAAACAAGTTCAAAAGAATGTCAAGACAACTCTTAATGGAGTTTATGAATAAGCTAGGATTAAAATTAAAAGAAGAGATAGCAAATGAAATACAAATCATTCACTTGCTGGACGAAGCTGCGTTCACAGAAAGATTTATTTCAAAACCTAAACCGCCTCATGCTCCAAGTATGTACGATCTTATAACGACTTCATACTCTGAAGATGAAGTGGGATATTATAAGAAAGAATTAAAAATGCGTGCTACGCCTCGACAATTAACACGTTGGGATTTTAGCATAGATGTTTTACTTATGATTAAGCCAGACATTTCCAAAGATCCAATTTTTGATCGTAAGCTTGTGTGGCTGCGTGCCAACCGGTTTAAGTGGAGTAAGATTGCAAGATTTCTCGGTTCGCATCGAACAACACTGAAATTACGCTATGATAATCTCATACAGAAATTAGCAAAGAAAGTTAAAGATGAAATTAAATTTGACAAATTAAACAGAATTCTTTACTTAATTTGATATTCCTCACAAAGTTGTAATAAAAATATAAAATATAGTTGCTCATCTATTATTGAGCTGTATAATTGTTATAGAGCGAGAGACTCAAAACCGTACAAAAACGGTTTGCAAAGTTTGATTTCTTTTTCTCTTTTTTCTTTAACTTAAAACCGATTATGGCAGCAAGACACAAGTATAGGCTGGCGTGCCAGACCATTAATAAGCAGAATAAACTTCCTTGCAAAGCTTCTGGCATTTATTGTAAATCCACCAAATCCGTTAGATGTCGGATTCATGGAGGAGCCTCTTTTGGTCAAAGAACTCTTGCTGGAAAAATCAAAGCTTTCAGGAACTTAAAACAATTTAAAAACAGTAATGACGAAGAAATTAGAACTCACATCACAGGTTTCCAAAGACATTCAGAAAATGCTGATGAACGGCAAGCCTTTGACTCAGATATGTAGGATGGAAGGATCTCCAAGTCTAAGTAAAGTTTATGACTGGATTTCCGAAGATAAGGAGTTTGCCAATCAAATCATGGTTTCCAGGAGGATTGGTTCCCAGACCTATCTGGACCGGATGATAGAAGAATTAGAACAGGCGGATAATAAGAACATCATGGTTATCAGAGAGAAGCTTCACCACTATCGGTGGCTGGCAAGTAAATTGCTTGGACAGATATATGGTGATGAGAAGAGAGTAGCTGTCGATCAGAAGATAGAGATTACCTGGTCGAATGATGGTGAAGATAAGAGTTACGAGAATGACAACAGGATTATTGATGTTACAAACTCCGGTAGTACACACGAAGCAAACCAAGAATAGCACAGGTCATGAGGTTCGAATTGATAATGATTCTCAATTGCAAGAAGTAAAAGATTAAAACTCTTTGGATCACTCATTAAAGATTAAATAAATAAAGACAGTTGACCTAAACAAACGGTTTGGAAATTGATTTGTCAAAAAGCTGGCGGAAAAATATTGATTTTGTGCGAGGTACCATACCCCAAAAAAGTGGTGCGGAGGCTTATACGTTTATTTACCCATGCCGTCAACAAACACATGAACAAACTTAAACTCTTAGACTTGTTCTCAGGCATCGGAGGTTTTTCTCTAGGCTTTGAAAAGACTGGAGCTTTCGAAACCATAGCGTTCTGTGAAAAAGATAAATTTTGTCAAAGTGTATTAGCGAAGCATTGGAACAATATTAGAATTTATGACGAGATCCGAAATCTCAAAGGAAAAGAAATTAATGCAGATGTCGTTACTGGAGGATTCCCATGCCAACCGTTCTCGGTTGCAGGAAAAAGAAAAGGAACAGATGACGACCGATACCTCTGGGATGAAATGCTTAGAGTTATTACCGAAGTCAAAGCAAGGTGGATTGTTGGCGAAAATGTTGCAGGAATTATTAACATCGAAAACGGTAAAGTCTTGCAGCAGATACAGAAAGATTTGGAAAGCGAAGGCTTCCAAGTCCAATGTCTTATTATTCCAGCTTCAGGTGTCGGTGCTTGGCATCAACGTAAGAGAATTTTCGTCATCGGATGTAATGTATCCAACTCCAAGAGCTTGCGACCTGGAAGGCGGAGTAGTGAAGAATGTGGAATTGAAGAACGGAAGTTTCAGCAGACTGAACAAAAAAGGAGTTCGCTTCGGAGTGAAGCTGAAGGATGCAGTTCACAAAATGTATCCAACTCCAGCAGCATCGGATTATCATCAAAGACGAATGTCAAAGAACTGGAAAGGAGACGATTTAGTTTCGAAGATAACAAAACAGGCGGAAGATCAAGGCTATCAACAACCGAAAGTTGGTGGCAAATTGAATCAAAACTTCGTGGAATTCCTGATGGGATATGCACAGGACTGGACAAAAATCGAGCCAACAGAATTAAAGCACTCGGAAACTCAATCGTACCGGAAATTGCCTACGAAATAGCAAAGGCAATATTGGCAGCGGAAAATGAACGAAGTCATTGATCACATATTAGAAATTATAGAACGGTTAAGCTCCAGGTTAAGCACGTGGTCCTGGAATAAAAGATGGATTAACAGAGATAAAGGCTATGGATATAAGAAGTAAATTTAAAGACATCGAGGCTGTCTCTATGGGATCACACGAAAGCTTGGTACTCAGCTTTCACGGATTCCAGGATAGAGAAGAAGTAAAAGAATTTGCTGATTTTATTTTTTCAAAACTAAAGATGAATTATCAATCTTTGGAAAAACCGCCAACGATTCATTAAGTGAAAAAGATTAAGCCAAAAGATAATAAATTTCATAAAGGTAATGGTGTAGATGGAAAACATTATTGGCTAACACCACCTGATCTTTACGAAACTCTAAATAAAGAATTTAAGTTTGATTTTGATCCTTGTCCATTTCCTAAACCTGATGACTTTGACGGTTTAGAGGTTGATTGGAAAAATTCAAATTATGTTAATCCGCCTTTTGGTTCCATTATACATAAAGGAAAGAAAAAAGGTGTAACCGCTTGGGTTAGAAAAGCCTTATCTGAAAATGAAAAAGGCAAGAAGGTTGTTTTAGTTTATCCGATAGATAAATGGGTTCTTATGCTTTTAAAAGCTGGAGCCGAAGTTAGAAATCTTGGAGATGTTAAATGGTTATCAACCGAAGATAAAACTCCAGGTAAAGGTACAGGTCGGCATATAGCTTGTTTTGTTTTAAGAAATGAAAATTAAAATTCCATATACACCGAGACTACAACAAGCTTATTTACATAAAAGTTTGCAAAGTTATAGATACGCATTATTACTTTGCCACAGGCGGTTTGGCAAAACAACAATGTGTCTTAATGAATTAATTAGACGCTGTTTGACCTGTAAGGATCACAATCCGAGATACAGTTTTATAAGTCCAACCTATAAACAAAGCAAAAGTATAGCTTGGGATTTTTTAAAATTTTACGCTGGGAAAATTCCTGGTACTAAATTTAATGAAACAGAATTAAGAGCCGACTTTGTAAATGGTGGAAGGATTACATTACTTGGCGCAGAATCTTTTGATAATCTTCGTGGTAATTATTACAACGGCGTAATCATAGACGAAATGAGTCAGATACCAGCTTCTTTAATAGAAGAGGTTTTAACTCCAGCCTTATCGGATAGAAAAGGTTTTATGTATCTGATTGGTACTCCACAAGGTATGCAATCAACTTTCTATAATTATTATCTTAAAGCAAAAGGCGATAAGAAATGGTTTAGCTATACGGCTAAGGCTTCTGAGACAAAAATCGTGGACCAGGAAGAACTTGATCAGGCTTTGCAAATGATGGGAAAAGCCAAGTACGATCAGGAATTTAACTGTTCGTGGGTTGGCGATTATCCAGGTTCTATCTTTGGAAAAGAAATAGAGGATTTGGATGACAAAAAACAATTAACCAGTGTTCCGCATGACCGTTCTTTGTTAACGCATACGGCTTGGGATATTGGATACAACGATGACACGGCAATTATTTTTTTTCAGGAAGTTGGTCATCAAATAAATATTATTGATTGCTTTGCAGATCGAAACAAGCCATTTCCTTTCTATGCCGAGATTTTAAAAGATAAGGAATATTTTTATGGAAATCATTTTGCGCCGTTTGACATAGAGGTTAGCGAGTACAGCTCAGGTCGAACCAGGCGTGAGGTAGCTTACGAACACGGCATTAGGTTTCGTGTAGCTCCAAGAACTATAAAAGAGGATGCCATCCACGCATTAAAGATGATTTTGAATCGATGTTTTTTTGACGTGGATAAATGCAAGCCGTTGATTGATGCTTTAAGGCATTATCACCGCAAATATTCTGAGAAGGATAGAGTATTTAAAACAAAGCCTGTGCATGATTGGTCAAGTCATTTTGCAGATTCAGCAATGATTTTAGCCACAGGATTTCAAGAACAAAGGTTAACAAATATGAATAGACAAAGAACAGCGATAAGCGAGGTTAAATTAATATGAGGAAAACAAAATGTCGTTCCTGATGCCAAAAATGCCAGCGATGCCGGCAATGGTTATGCCAGAAGTTAAAGATGTTCCCAGCTTTGAAGATAAGGAAAGAGAGAAGGCTGAAAGAGAAAAGTTAGAAAAAAGAGAGAGGCAACGCAAAGGCAGACGTAGCACAATATTAACGGGTACAGGATTAACAAATGATCCTGAATTACATCAAAAAACATTATTAGGAAATTAATATGGGTGGATTTTCAAGAGCAATAGAAAAAGCAACAGGCATGGATCCGCCTGCAATAGAAGTTCAACGAGAAGCGGTTAGAGAAGGACCTAAAGGACCGACAAGAGCTGAAATGGATCAGAGCAGAAGAATTGATGTGGCGAGAAGAGGTCGCAGAGCGACTCTATTAACCAGCACAAAAAATGTGGATCAAGATCTTACGCTCGGAACTAAAACTTTATTAGGATAATTTTAATGGAAAATAAAAAGCTTGCGCAAGAATTAAAAGCTAATTTATCTCGGTTAATTGAAAAAAGAAAAACGTGGGAATCACATTGGCAAGAATGTGCGGATTTATTTTTACCACGAAGAGCGGATATTACTGAAAAGCATACTAGAGGCGATAAACGAAACATACAAATTTTTGATGCGACTTCAACGCATTCACTTGAATTGCTCGCATCCAGCTTGCACGGTACTCTAACTAGCAGTGCAACAAGATGGTTTAGTTTAAGATTTAAAAATGCAGTTTTAAACGATGAAGATTCTGCACGTGAGTGGCTCGAAAATTCTACGGATAAAATGTATCTGGCGTTTTCTCGTTCTAATTTTCAACAATCGGTTTATGAATGTTATTTTGATTTATTATGCTTCGGTACAGCGGCGGTTTTCTTGGAATCGGATGAAGAGGATATTATAAGGTTTAGTGCTAGACACATTAAGGAAATATATATAGCCGAAAATGATAAAGGTTTAATTAACTGCATCTACCGTAAATTTAGTATGACTGCAAAGGCAGCAGTAGAAAAATGGGGTTTAGAAAATTTAAGTAAAAATATTCAAAGCATATTTAAGAATGCTCCGTTTGACGAAGTGGAATTTTGCCACGTTGTTAAACCGAGAGAAATGTATGATCCAAGAAAATTGGACAAAATTAATATGCCGTTCATTTCAATTTATTTTGAAATGGAATCTGAAAATGTAATTAGTCAAGGCGGCTTTCGAGAATTTCCGTACTTGGTTCCTCGCTGGCTTAAAAGCAGCAATGAGATTTGGGGAAGAAGTCCGGCTATGTCATGTTTACCTGATGTAAAAGTTTTAAATAAATTAGTTGAAACTCAATTACTAGCGGCAGCCAAACAAATAAATCCTCCTTTGCTAATCCCAGATGACAGCGCCGTTCTACCTATAAGAACCAGTCCAGGATCTTTGAATTTCTATCGTGGTGGAGCCAGAGATAAAATTGAACCGTTGAATATCGGAGCCAATCCAGGATTAGGATTAAACCTTGAAGAAGCTAGAAGAAGATCAATTGCCAAAGCTTTCTTTGTAGATCAATTATTAATTCAGGAAGCAAGTTCAACAAGAACGCTAACTGCTACAGAAGTTCAGGCTAGACAGGAAGAGCGTCTAAAAATTTTAGGACCAACAATGGGAAGATTGCAAAATGAACTTTTGCAGCCGATGATTACCAGAGTGTTTAATATTATGCTCCGTAACGGACACTTTATTGAAGCACCAGAAATTTTAGCAAATCAGGAAATAGAAATTGAATATATTTCGAGCATGGTATTAAGCCAGAAAGCATCCCAACTCTCAGGAATTATGCGTGGGATGGAAGTCTTTGGCTCTATATCTCAAGTAGCTCCTGTAATGGACTTTTTAGATTCAAACGGTTTAGTAAAAGAGCTTATTAAAATTTTAGGTTTACCAGCAACAATGATTAAATCCGATTCTGAAGTAGAGGAAATTCGAGCCGAACGTCAAGAACAACAAATAAAACAAGCCGAAATGCAACAGGCAATGCAAGAAGCTCAGGTTGCCAAAGATGCTGCTCCTATGGTGCAACAATTGAATGAAGCAACAAACAAGCAAGCTTAGTCAGCTTATCAAAGACTACAAATTTGTTTTTGCAAGTGATGAAGGAAAACGAGTTCTTTCAGATCTTGAAAAGCGATGCCATGAGTTTGTGACCACTCATGATAAATCCAACAGTCACGAGACCGCATTCCTTGAAGGTCAAAGAAGCGTTCTCATATTTATAAAAAACATGGTCAATAAAAAGGAGTAATCTTATGGATCAGACAACTGAAGCGGTTGTTAATGAACAACCAACTCAATCTGATGAGACAACTACAAGTGTTTTATCATCAGACCAAACACCTCAACCGCAAGAACAAACGGTTGATTTTAAAACCTTGATACCTAAAGAATATCAAGACGAAAAAAGTTTACAAAATTTTTCTTCAATGGATTCTTTTGTAAAGTCATATTTAAACGCACAGCGAATGGTGGGTTTGGATAAAATAGCAATTCCGAATAAGCACAGTACGGAATCGGATTGGGATCAGGTTTATCAAAAACTTGGAAAACCAGAATCACCAGATGGATATAAATATAATTTACCGAAAGAAAGTAAATTAGATTCGGATTCATTAAAGGCGTTTTCAGAACAAGCGCATAAGCTTGGATTATTACCTCAGCAAGCTGACGGAATAATTCAGTATTATCAGGAACTAGCAAATGCTTCTGAAATCAATGCTAATTCAAAGGCTGAAACATCACGCCTTGAGGCTGAAAAAAATTTAAGAAAAGAGTTTGGACCAGCTTATAAAGATAAAATAAGTGCTGCCAGGCTTTTGGCAACCAACACATTGGGTAACGAGTTTATATCAAATACTTTGTTAGCCGATGGAAGTAAGCTTGGAGATAATCCAACTGTTGTCAAAGCGTTTGCGAACTTAGCGAGTAAATTAAGTGAAGATAGTCTTGTAAAAGGCGAACCATCATCTTATTTAACTACGTCTGAAATCAACAAACAAATTGCAGCATTACAACAACCAGGCTCGGCATACTTTGATAAAAATCATTTGAATCATGATGCCGCTGTAAAAGAAATGCAGTCATTAATTCAACAAAAGAATAATGAAGTGGATGTTGAATAAAGAGTTTTGCTTTGCGCAAGCAGAGTGAAAGATACAAAGACAATCGCAAGATCTTTGTTGACATTGGGAAAGACTAATATCGAGTAGATATAAAATACAGGAAGATCTTTTTAAAAAGATAATCAACCGAAAATTTGTTTAACACTAACACAGGAGAATTGTAATATGTCAACACAAATTACAACTTCATTTGTTGAACAGTATTCGGCGAACGTGTCGTTACTGGCACAACAAACTGGTAGCAAGTTAAGAAATGCTGTCGATGTGGAATCAATTCGTGGGAAATCTGCCTTTTTCGATCAGATCGGTGTAACTGCCGCTCAACTTCGAACAAGTAGGCATGGATCAACCCCACAGATTGACACTCCCCACAGTAGGCGGAAATTATCACTTGATACCTACGAATGGGGTGACTTAGTGGATGACGCCGACAAAGTTAGGATGCTTATTGATCCTACTTCTACTTATGCCAAAGCAGCAGCAGCAGCGATGAATCGTTCAATAGACGATGTAATCATAACTGCAATGAACGCTTCTGCAAATACCGGCGTGAGTGGCGGAGATTCTACTCCACTACCAAGCAGTCAAAAGACAGCAACTTCAGACCAGTCAGACGGTTTGACAATTGCTAAATTGCGATCTGCTAAATACATACTGGATAACAACGATGTAGATCCTTCTTTGAAGAGATACCTCGTTTGTGGTCCAAAACAAATTCAAGATTTACTTGCAGTAACAGAAGTCACTTCTAGTGATTATGCTGTTGTAAAGGCACTAGCTACAGGAACTGTAGATTCTTTTCTTGGATTTAATTTTATAACGTCGACTAGACTCAACAAGGATTCGACTTACACAACCGATCGCTTAGTGTTTGCATTCACAGAGGATGCAGTCAAGCTAGGTATCGGCAAGGATATTTCTGCAAAAATTTCAGAACGAGCAGACAAATCATATTCAACGCAAGTTTATTATGCGATGGATTTAGGTGCGACTCGTATGGAAGAAGAAAAAGTAGTGCAGATTCCTTGTAACGAATAATAGGAGATAAATTATATGGCAACTGCTAAAGGTGTAGAAATCACCAGACTAGACACGACACCAAGAACACTCCTAGAAAAAGGCTCTGTTGGAACCGTAAAAGTATTTATGGATACAATTGCTGCTGTAACAGGCGATATAGATGATAACGATATTATCTTACTTGCTGA